GGCAGAGCGGACAAATTAAGATAGATGTGTTAGGTGGGAATTTACTTGATTTAAGTAAAGGAAAATCCGGAACTGGAGAAGGAGTCACTTATACTAAGAATCCGGATGGGAGTTATAGAAGAACCGGAACAGCAACCGGAGCAAACGGCAATGTTTGGTTTTTGGGTGGCTATTCTGTCGATCCCAATTTACAAGAAAAAGTTTTATTCACACTCAAACAAGGAACATATACTTTAAAAGATTGCAAATTGTTTTCTAACAAAGAAGCTTTACGGAACACTTTTACTATTGATTCCAATATTAAAGTAACTGGTGTTAGAAATCCCAATCAAGTAGTAGGACAAACATATAACGATACGATTTATCCTATGCTCAATGTAGGTTCATCTGCTCTTCCTTTTGAGTCTTATAAACAGCCTCAGACCATTATCCTCACAACTCCAAATGGTCTATCTGGAATCCCAGTATCTGGTAATGACTATACCTACATAGACAGCACAGGCCAGAAATGGATAGCAGATACTATTGAGTACAGGAAAGATGGTAAATGCGTAAGGGTACAGAGAATTGCAAAAGAAACAATCGTCGGTGGCTTTAATATTGTTCAAAGACCAGATGTACCAGGAAGATATTATAACAGTAAAAACATATTGAAAAACACGTACAAAAGCGGCAGTTCAAAATCTATGTGCAATATAGCTACGTGGCATTCTTGGAGCAAAGAAGATGGTGATGTTAAAACTAACAACTGGTTCGCTTTAGTAGATAGAAATATGTATTTTACTCCAAAGGGAAACGTAGCTGACTGGAATACAGAAAAAGTAAATAATCTACTTAACGGCATTCCAAGTGGCGTTACAGTGTTGGGCCAGCTTGCAAATTATATTGAAACTCAGCTCACACCAGAAGAAATTGCAGCATTCAAAGCACTGCATATGAATAAACCCACTACAACGATTATAAACAATGCAGGCATAACAACAAAAGTAAAATACATAACTGATACAAAGAAGTATATTGATTCAAAGTTTGTAGCACTGGCAAAACAGTTGATTAAAAGTTAAGAGGTGATAAAAAATGTTCGATATTATTACTGGTATAATCAATTCAGGTAACTTTGAGTTAGCAGACATTATTCATAAGATTAATATTTTATGGCTTCAATCAGAAATAACTGAAAATGAAAAAGACAGTCTTATAAGGTCTGCTCAGGAAAAAGCAAAACCTGAAAATTCATATGCTCCCTTAGAGAAGCAAATTGAAGAAGCTTTTAAAAAGATAAGTAAGCTAGAAGAAAGTATAGGTAAAGTAGGTAAATTAGAAACAGGTAAGCCAACAGACCCCGCTCTTGAACCCGAAGAATATCCAGAATATAAGCAACCCTTGGGTGCTCATGATGCTTATAATACAGGTGATAAAGTTACATTCAAAGGAAAGAAATATGAATGTATAAAAGATAATTGTGTATGGGATTATGAAACGTATCCAGATGGTTGGAAGATAGTATCGTAGAAATCATCAGAATGCCCTAGGATTGATTTTAATATATTAAGTCCTATAAATATATAGCAAAATATTAAAATCAATCCTAGAAGCATCTGGTGAACTCTGAAAGGTAGGTGTAATAATGGCAAATAAGATAAGGTATCAAAACAGGCTTAAAATGAAAGATGCTGAAAAAGCAAGAGATGCCATTACTGCATCTCAAAAGAAAGAAATAGCAAAGTTATATGAAAAATGGGCGGATGAGATAAAAGCAAAGGCAGAAATGTTTAAGCACAAAACAACGCCAAGTTCTGTAGTATCAGAAAAACAAATGAAAGAACTTGAAAAGATGCTGAAAGCCACAAGCCAAAAAGTATCGAATGAAGTATATAACAAAATAAAAGAAAATATTTACAAAGTAGCAAGTTCTGTGATAGAATCAGATAAGGAATGGTTAAAAAGCCTTGGTTTTTACTTTGGTGATAAAGGTTTTAATGCTATGTTTAATAATGTACCAGATAGTATAGTAAGAAAATTAGTTACAGGGCATATATATGATTCAGGATGGAGTCTTAGTAAAGCTATATGGGGTGACAATGAAGCTACATTAAGCCACTTATATGAAATTGTAGCTGGTGGTGTAGCAAAGAATCAAAGCATATACGAAATAGCTAAAGATATTGAAAAAGTAGTTAGGCCAAGTGCAAAGAAACCATGGAATCTTACAGACAAAGATGGGAGAAAAATTTATCCTAGACAGGTTGATTATAGTTCACAAAGATTAGCAAGAACTTTGGTTCAGCATGGTTATCAGCAAAGTTTTACAGAAACTACGAAAGACAATCCGTTTATAACAGAGTATATATGGCGAAGTAATGGCAGTAGAGTTTGCGAGATATGTAAAGCAAGAGATGGAAAAAGGTTTAAAAAAGATGAACTGCCATTAGACCATCCAAATGGAATGTGTACAATAGAGCCAGCAGTGAGTAAAACAATGGTTGATGATATTGCTAATTGGTACAATAGTCCTAATGGCACATATCCAAGTATTGACAAATTTGCTAAGAAGTTAGGATATAAAAATAAATAAAAAAAATAAAAAAACTATTTACAAATATAGAGTTATATGTTATAATATATTATATCAAATAAAACAAAACAAAATCAAATTACTTAGAAGAGTAAAACAAAATAATGAAATTGGTAAACAACAATAAAGGAATTTATTTTGATGGAAATATTTACATGTACAATGCAACAGATGAAGCTAAGAAAGCTATGAACATGATTGAAACAACTAGCAAGTTTGTTGAAGTAAATGTTCATAAAGTTATGTTTGATACATGTAAAGAAATCACAGACATTATGTTCTAATTTTTAAAATAAAAAGTTAAGTTGTTTAGATAAGCAATGTAGGTAGCAATACTGGTTTTGTTTTGGTTTAAAGTAAAGGAGAAAAGTTATGGAAAAATTACAAATTCCTTTTATTTGCTCAGAATGCAAAAGAAATTTCGTACTGAATAACAATGTGGTGAAAAAACTGTCAGTGATTATTGATGGCGAAATGATAGACCTTACATATTTCGATTGTGAATGTGGAAAAAGGTATTTTGTTCAGGTGGACAATGATGAAACAAAATCCATATTGAGAAGAATCATCACAATTATTGCAGCAATTTCAGCAGCAAAGTCAGAAGTAAAAGGCGTAAAGAGAAAATGCTTAGAAAGGTATAAAGTGTTATCCGGAAAACTTACCGGAAAACTTAAAAGAAGACGGTTTGAGCTGATGAAAAAGTATGAAGGAAAAGCATATTTTGATTCAGAGAAAAAGGAAAACGTTGAGATACATTTTAGTGTGTAAGCCTGCTGTTTAATATAAATACCTGTATTCAGGATTTTAAATGTACCACAGCAAGATGTGGAAAAAAGAAAGGAGAAAATAAAATGGGTGCAGAGAACAAAGAGCTTGATGAAGAGTTAGAAGATGAGACCCTTGATAATGAGGGAACAGAAGACCAGACAGATGAGGATACTGGAGCCGATGATGGAAAAGGCAAAGATGAAACAAATGAAGAAAAGACTTTCACACAAGCTCAAGTAACAAGGATGATGTCCAAGGAAAAGAAACAGGGTAAGAACTCTGTGTATAAGGAGCTGGGTATCGATCCAAAAGACACCAAAATGATTGCTATGTTCAAAGCTTTTGTAAACAGCCAGAAGTCAGATGAAGACGTTGCTGCCGAGAATAAAGCTGAGAATGATGCAAAGCTTGCAGAGGCAGAGAGAAAAGCACTTACCGCTGAGTTAAAAGCGGAAGCCATGATGATGGGTGTTAAAACACAGTATGTTGAAGATATTGTTACACTGGCAATGTCTAAGATGACTGATGAAGATGCAGATGCCAAAGTTATCATGGGAGAGTTTAAGAAGAAGTACCCAGTATGGTTTGGTGAAGGCTCTGGTGAAGATGATTCAGAATCAACCGGAAAGAAAGGTACAGGTTCTTCTGTTAGCAACAAAGATAAGAACAACAAAGGCGGAAAAGGCAAAAGCCTTGGAGCAAGATTGGCTGCTCAGAGAAAACAACAGAATGATTCAAGTAAGAGCAGCTTCTGGAGTTAAAGAAGGAGGTTGAAAGAATGTTAAATAAATCTGG